GTGCCTTGAGAACCAGTTGGGCCTTGTGGGCCTTGAGAACCTTGCGAACCAGTCGGGCCTTGAGAGCCTTGCGAGCCAGCAGCACCTTGCGAACCAGTTGGGCCTTGAGGACCTTGCGTGCCTTGAGAACCAGTTGGGCCTTGTGGGCCTTGAGAACCTTGCGAACCAGTCGGGCCTTGAGGACCTTGACTGCCTTGAGATCCAGCAACGCCTTGCGAACCTTGAGAACCTTGACTACCTTGCGATCCGACAGAACCTTGCGGGCCTTGAACGCCTTGCGGACCTTGAGAACCTTGCGAACCAGTTGGGCCTTGAGGACCTTGAGAACCTTGCGAGCCAGCAGCACCTTGCGGCCCCTGTGGGCCTTGATTACCTTGTGAGCCAACAGAACCCTGTGTGCCTTGAGGACCTTGAGAACCCTGAGCACCGGCAGATCCTTGTGGACCTTGCGGCCCTTGAGGACCGGGGATAGTTGAATTAGATCCTGTATTTCCCTGTGATCCTTGAGGACCTTGTGGGCCCTGAGAACCTTGTGGTCCTTGAATAGAAGATTGAGCGCCTTGAGGACCCTGAGGACCTTGCGAACCCTGCGAGCCAGTTGATCCCTGAGGACCCTGAACCCCTTGCGGACCTTGACTTCCCTGAGGGCCAGTTGAACCTTGTGGCCCTTGAGACCCTTGAGAACCTTGCGATCCCTGTGGGCCCTGAGATCCTTGCGGACCTTGGGAACCTTGAGGGCCTTGAAAACCCTGAGGACCTTGATTACCCTGAGGCCCCTGAACTGTAGATTGAGCACCCTGAGGGCCCTGTGGACCTTGGGCACCCTGTGGTCCTTGCGGACCTTGAACGCCAACTGGTCCCGAAACACTAGAACCAACAGCAATAATATTATTTGCAGCCTGCTGAACGAGAATAATATTGTCATCTTGTTTTAAAACAATATTATCATTTTGCTTTAAAATAATAGACTGATTCATCTAGTAACATCCCTATCTATTACAACATCACCAGCCATTAAAGTTGTAATAACTCCAGAATTATTTTCTTGTAAATCCCAGACAGCATTTGTAGGACTCAAAGTTGCACTAGTAGCCGCCGATAATGTGCAAGCAAATTTACCCTGAGCGGCATTTACTATTGAACAACTAAAATTTGCAAGTGCAGATGTAGAACTACTCTTCTGTCTAATCTGAGCAGAATAAGTTCTTCCGGTAATATTAATAGCAACGCCACTAGAATCCTGCATAGTAACAGTAACTGTTTCAGTATCACCTATTCTAACATTTAATGGATAATTTGCTGGCTTTGCCATTTGTCTTCCTTATTCAAAGAAAATACTTCCGCTGACAGCGCCAGCAGAAACATCTACATAGATTCCATTATTGAAAGGAATCTGACCCCACGGAATGGATTGATTCTCAGTTGCTGCAAGATGAATATGAAATACAACAATTGGTCCTCTATATACTGTATGAATACCAGATCCAGCGCTAGATGTAGCGATAGATGCACCACCCTTATTCAATGAAAGCTGAAAAGTATTAATATCAACATACTTGACATAATAGACAGTATTAGTAGAAAAACCAGCTGGAAGACTTCCAGTTGAACTAAATGATACTGTATCGCCCTCAATAAATCCATGATTATTCAATGTAACTACACCGGGTGTTGCATTGCTAATAGTACAAGTTCCAACTGTTGCACCATAAGCACTAGTACCATCGACAATATTGAGGACAGTGCCGTCAAGACCACCAGCGACATGATAACCATTCAATACACATCTTGTTCCAGCAACAAGTCCATCATTTACAAAAGTTTTATATTGCATTTTTCTTTCCCTTACTCGACAAACAATGTGCCAATAGCTGAACCACTGACAACTTCTGCATACACACCAGTATTAAACGGGACAGGTGCAATTGCGAATGCTTTAGTTTCACCAGCATTCATTGTAACCCTAAAGACAATTGGGCCGGAACCATCAATGCTATCATGAATATGGATAACATTAGCTCCGCCGCCATTATTTGAAATATTCCAACCATAAACAGTAGATCTTATTGTACGAATATTTTGACTTGCTGTGAACGTAACATATTGCATTTAATTCTCCTTAAACTGGCGGATTAGAATCTTGCCGAGATCCTCTTTCCGCTCTTCCTGTAGTTGCATCTGCTGGAGATGTTTCTCCTGCAAGACTATCTTGACTTGACTTGGAAGGATTTCCGGCCAAAGCATTAGAATTTCCATGAGAAGCTCCACCACTATTAGGAGTAGTTTCGCCTCCAACCATAACTTGACCCATATCAAAGTTATTTTTTTGTTGTACAAGTTTTGTTGGATATGGAAGCACAACATCGCCATCTTCAAGAGCGGTAAGACCAAGTTTTGCTCTAACCTCATTAGGCGTAATAACTTCAGTACGAATATAACGATCCCAAATCCTAGAGCGGAGATCTTCATCAATAACATCAATCTCAGCAAACTTAAGAGTTTTCTTATCAGTAAATTCTTTGACAATACGATTAAGCTTATTCTCAAGAACCTTCTGATCTGGGCCGACAACCTGATTCTTGAAAGTCTTATCGGCATCTCTAGAAACAGCTAAGTTGGCATTATCATAAATACCAATCTTAGGAGCGGGAACTCTATTCGCTACAGTAATTTCATCACGATTAGATTTACGATACTTATCAAAAGAACCATCTTGAATATTATTCTCAAGCTTTTCAAACTTAATATCTACTTCTCTACCAAGAGTAGCCGGAAGGGGGACAAATAAGGTACCATGATTATTACCCTTGATTTCATTTTTAAAGTAATTAACAACTTCCTGCTTGGACTTCTGTGAGAGATTTGCTCCTTTAAGAATAATTGCATAACGTGGGATGCTTTTATTTTCAAAGTAATCAATATTATACTCTTTAGCAAACTTATCACCAATAATAGCACTTAAGGCAGATACAGCAGAAGGGATACCATAGTAGGTATTAGTAGGACTGTACTGTCTAAAATGAATAATTTCATTCGGATTGCTATCATGTCCAATAGGATCTGGAGTTTTTGTATCTTGAAAGTTTCTAAAGAAAATAAATCTCGCAGCAGCTCTCTGGACAAATCCATCTCTTGCTCGTCTTATGCGAACAAAGACTGAAGGGATATGTCCAACATATCCAATAGTTCCATTTCTATTACGGCCAATTTCCATATAACCGTTTCCAGTTGTAAGATAATCAACCCAAACCTTAATTAAAGTTTCAATAAAATCTTCATCAATATTAAAGTTCTCAAAAAGTTCATCAAGGCGGTCTTCTTCTCTTTGAAGTTCATCACGAATTCTAGAAAGTGAATCTCCATCTTTAGAGGAAGCTTTCTCAATTCTCTTCTTAGTCTTAGAAGTATCTTCCCATCTCCAACCAAGAGCAACCGTATTCATCGTTCGCGCTAAGATGCTGGCATGATGGATTGAGTTCTCTTCAAATAAAGAAGCAAGAATCTCAAGATTATAAGGTGGTTGCACAAGATCGAACATTCCATAGCCATTGACCATTTCAGGATCAACAAACTTAGATTCTGTTCCATCAGCGCCTTCCTGATACCTCTTATTTAACTTCTGAAAAGCAGACTTTACTTTTCTAGTCTGCTTACTAACATCAATGGGAGTCTTGAATACATCCTTATCCTCAGACTTAATTATAGAAGTAGGATCTGTATATGAACTAGTGATATCATCAATCTCAATGAGACTCTTGCTATCCTCTACCATTGAAGCTGCAATTCTTTTCATACTAAACCTTGTCTATGAAGCTGCTTAACTTGATCTACAGGATCAGGAATCTTCCCATCAAGCAGTCTTTCCATTTGATCGTCAGACTCATTGTCTGAAATTTTTCTACTACCCGGCATCCAAAATGCCTCTCCAGTAAGAGCTTCATCTCCAATATAAGACTTAGCAGCGTGCATCATCTTCTTTTCAACAATAAAATCATTTAAATTACCCTCCATAGAGAGGAATCTTCCATCTTCATCGCCAAGATAAGCGCCATCTGGCATCTGCCATAAGCAAACTCCGTATATATCTTCCACGACAATTTCAACATTCTTAAGCTTTTTACCCATGACACTAATATTATCACAGATATACACTTAACAAGCAAGAAATCTTCCAAAATTGTGTCATAAAATGACAAAAGCGCACCGTTTTGGTGCGCTTTTGCCTAAAGTTCTTAGTTTTTAGATCTCACAGGTATCATTACTACAGAATCTTTCACCTTCGGCATCTAATGCCTTACCAGCGTAGAGTTGCTTCCACTTAATCTTCTTTACTTTATCTACAGATGTTCCCCAAGTATCAAGATCAATTCTTTCATATGGCATCTGAGCATACGCTCCGCCAACCTCAAGGATCGGAAGCATTGAGATAGATTTCAGCTGACCATCAATTGAGCGAAGAAGAGCGCTAACCTGATCCTTCTCATCCTGAGTAAACGTGACAGTAACTGATACCTGATTATCTGCCCAATAACGCTGAGCAAGGATAGCAAGAGCAGTCTTTTCCCACATACTCACTTCCCGCTCAGTTCTAACATCAGGGCCAACTGTAGGAAGTTCTACAACAACACTATGAGTCGGGTCCATAACATCAGGTTCAGTATGATATCCAGCAGCAGCAAGAGCATCGATCAATGGATCATTTGAAGCAAGACGCATACGTCGAATATATACATCAGCAGTAGGCCAGTGAACACCGGGAGTGACTCCAAAGAGCAATGAGACGGTCCCAGATGGCTTCACAGACGTTGTTTTAATAGAAGGGCGACATCCCAGCCACTCTGAGTAAACGGTGTCAAGATGCTGAATATAGCCATACCCACCATTCAGCCATTCACGAAGTTCAGTCCAACCCTTAGTCTCAGCAAAATGAGCAAGACCAGATACAGAGCATCCAATACGACGATTACGTTGCATAATAGCATTCGTCTCAGGCCAATGAGTAGGAAGAAGAGTGACAGACTTAGCATAGAGATATGAAACCTTTAAAGTCTTGCCAAAGTCCTCCAAAGAATCATGACGAGAAATAAAATTTTCAACAAGAGTACAGCACTCACCAGATTCAAGCGTCTGCTCTGAACATGGATTCGTCCCTGCTGCTCTCCAATCCTTATCATTTTGAGGATCAAGTAGTCTTCCATACTGACGACAAAGATCCATCCAAACAATACCCGGCTCTCCATTATCAGCAATACGATCTGCTATCCCAGAGAAATCACTACCAACATTAGCAACAACAGAATTATTGGAAGTATGCCCCCAGCCATTAGCACCCATACGTTCGGGGTTAACTTCCCAATTCTTGAGTTCCAAAAATTCTTTATCATCAAGATCTCCTAAAGCAATCTCAGCAGAGCGACGAACATTTCCAGCAACAACACATTTGCCAATTTTATTTTCAATATCAACAATGTCAGTTGAAGTAATTCTATCACCCTTACGTCCCTCAAACTGCTTAATCAAAGATTCATGAAGATCAATGAGAGGGCCGGGACCTGCAGCAACTCCACCAAATCCCTTGATAGGAGTTCCAGAAGGACGAATTAAACTATAATCAAATTCAATAGTATTCCTATTAGCAAAGAAGTATGATTCCAAAAGCATAGCTACAGAATCACACCAGCCTTCGCGAGAATCTGGAATCACATAAGTTTTAACTTCACTAGTCGGACTATGAATCTCAAGTTTACCCGAACCCTTTGTGTCAAAACCAACACCAACACCAAGCATAGACATTTCCATAAGACGTACAAAAGGCCATACAGCATCTTGGACGCTTCTAGAGGAGATGTGTTCAGTTGACAAGAATGAGCAGTTCTGAAGTGCTGCAGAATTCTTCTGAGCATGAACAAACTCAGTGCCCATCATCCAAAGCCCACGGCCCGGAGGAGTCCACTTGCCGACAAACAAACGCTCATAAGCATCTTGAGCAGTATTCTGCGCTTTACGCTCATTCCAAGGAAGTCGATTCTCCTTACACCAATCCTTCTGGATTGTGAAAGTACCTTCAATTACACGCCGACAAGTTTCATGCCAACGCTCCTTAGTACCATCTTCCTTACGACGAGAATACTTTGTGAGAAAAGTTAACTCACCAAGAGAGTTCCCCGCACCAATTGGAAATCCCCAAGGAACTTCACGATTTACATAATCACTAATAAAATCTTCTGATAACTTAAAGCTCAAAAAATTCATACTCCGCTTTTTCTCCTAATATTGTTAATACTATTTTACCACTCAAACGTGGATATTTTTAAAATTTTATGCCCTCTGAGAGATTTTATCTCCGAGGATTCCTACAATCTTATCAGCCACATGATCCCATGTCTGAGTATTGTGAATGATAGTAGCAGAGTGAAGCGTCTTCTCCTTCACTTTCTCATAGTTTTCATAAACATATTTCATCTTATCTCGCAGATCATCCAAGTCTGGATCTGCCCACTCGCCAAGATGGACACCATTGCCTTCAATTAAAGTTGAATCTAAAGGCACTGACATCTCAGCAAAGTCTGCACAGGCAGTAGCGTTCGTTACGATAGTTGGAAGTCCTGTTGCAATACCTTGAAATGGAATTAATCCAAAACCTTCGCCATTAGTTGGATACACTAAGCAATGAGAAAGATTATAAAGTTTAACCATTTCATCAACAGAAATTTTAGTTTTAATATTTAAAATTTGAGGATGATCTGCTGCGCTCTTAAACACACTTCCATTTTCCCAGAAACGACATTCAGTTGTTTCATTTGATTTCAATATCAATCCAACTTCATCATTACCATCAAATAAATCTAAGAAAGCATCGACTACTCTTTGTCCACCTTTTCTTTCAGTAGGCCCTCCTACATGAAGAAAAACAAACTTATCTTGAAGATATCTATTTTCAATCTTCCAAAGATCTTGATCAATACCATGCGGTATTAAATGAATAATAGGATTAACATTATATGATTTAAAAATATCTACACAATAATTAGAAGTAGTCCAGATCTCATCCATCTCAGACATAATAGATGGCCAAGTATCAGGAATCTTAGATGATTCCCAAGGAGTATATCCTATTCTATATTGATCCTTATGCCCATGATAATACTCCGGCTGGACAAACGATATATGAGCCTTAGTCTCAGAGTTATCGTAGCTTACTTTAATCTTTTTATTATTCAATGCTTCTATAGTTTTAATAGCAGCATATCCATAGCCCACACCATCACCAATTCCCGGTGGACTAAACCATCCAATTTCATCCATATAATATCCCAGCTATCCTTAGATAACTAGTTTATCATAGACTAGAAAAGACCTTCCCAAAAACCTTTGACTTTTTCAATAGTTTTTGGGAGATTAGATGGATTCTTAGTAGAAATACCAAGTTTAGAATATACAGCCCTAGCATCTGCATCATTATCAATTGCCATAGTAATATGATCTGATTTCATCAGAGACTCAGCGTGCTGTCTCTTAGATTCTAAAGTGAACTTGTGTCCATGACCAAGACTATTCATATAGAGACGATTATATTTGACTCCCGCAGCCTTCAGGGCCTTAGTTGTTGCAGCCCTATCAGACTCTGGCCTACCAGTTGAAATATAGATATGATATTTTTTGGACTGCTCATTAACCCAAGCAATAGTATTATCCATACCATTATTGCCACTAAGCAATGTTCCATCAATATCAACAATAATTCCAGCCATGACTGATTATATCACAACTCTTATTTTCAAGCGTCCCCGGAGAGATTCGAACTCCCGACCTAGTGGGTAGAAACCACTTGCTCTAATCCGCTGAGCTACGAGGACAAAGTGCGGGCGGTGGGATTCGAACCCACAATCCTTTCGGCGGGAAGTTTTAAGCCTCCTGTGTATGCCAGTTCCACCACGCCCGCGAAGTCATTACATTATATAGTTAGCAACTGGAGTTTCCTCAGGATTCTCCATGCTCCAATTTAGTGCGCCATCCTGCCATATGAAATCATCGACTCCAAGTTCTAAAAATCTCTGATGAATATCACTTTCATATGCTTGATGAATCATAGCAACAAGATTCTGGATTTCAGCATTACGCTTTTTCTGTGTATTGTTTTCATGATGATATTGAATATATCCAAACTTCTGGATATGAACCATCCGGGTATGAAGAAAAGTTCTCACAATAAGTTCATAATCATCAGCGACAAATAAGTTTTTATTATGTCCACCAATACTATGATAAAAGTCGTGTGTCCAAGCTCTAAAATGATTTGGTACTCCAACTATATGTCGAATAGTTTTAGAATTAATATCTGGATAGTTAGTAACTAAATAATCTCTGCCGCGCCAAAACTCTGTTCTATAACTTCCATAACCAAATCCCCATCCATTCGGATATGAGGCATCTTCATGCGCTTCGCCAATAACCTCAGCACAATCAGAGAAGCAGAATCCAGCATCAGGATATGATTGGAATGCTCTAAAGACATCAAGAAAAGCCCAAGGAGTTAGTTCATCATCATGATCAAGTTCAACAAGGTATTCACCATTAGCGAGACTAAATGCGTTCTTCTTGACTTCTCCAATTGAACCTGAATGCTCAGCAAAGAATACTTTTACGCGAGGATCTATAGATGCAAGCTGCTTGATTGAATTAATAGTATTTCCATCAGTTGAGCCATCATCATAAATAATCCACTCCCAATTTTTATACTCTTGTCCAACTAAAGATCGATATGGCCACCAAATATCTTTTGTATTATATGTTGGCGTTATAGCAGAAACGAGAGGTTCATTGATATTGGTTGTATCTTTAATTAAATTAGAGTAACAAGTTAAAATAGAATTATATAATTCATTATTATTAATTTGCTCATCATAATGAATCCATTTTTTTCTAATATTTAGAGGCTGACTACCCATAATCTTATATGACAAAAGATCACCAAATGTGATAATTACATGAGGATTAATTTCCACAATATATTTATTACCAAATAAATCATTCTGTGCATAGTGCATATCAAATCTATCGAAAATACTATCTTCAATAATATGATCATTGAATATAAGAACTTTAATTTTATCAGTCATTACTCTCCAATAAAGAGATGGGGGATTTCTCCCCCATCTCTGCACTGCCTTCACACGGACTTCGCGCTTCGTTCGGACTACGACATCATATCATTAAGGCGAATAATTCCATCAGGAATTGCAGCAAGTCTGCAAAGACCGTCTGGCTCAACCATCTGCGATACAATATGACATACACCATTGCCCTCATAATGAGCACAATTTAAACATTTAATTCCTCTAGAGGCAACTTCATTCTCATCTGCCCCAACATACCCAACCCAGATTCCCTTGCCATCATTATCAGCAAGCTTTCCATGACGATCCACAATATCCATCATTGCTTGGACAAACTCCTTCTCAGGCTGAGCCATAGAGTTCATCATATCTCCTGCAATTTTGTCAATCCAGCTATTTTCCATAATTACTCCATTCTATGCGCCACGTTCGCAACTCTTAGATTATATCAGATTTTCAAAAACTTCGATATGGAAGGATTCCCGGATCAAGAGTCATTTTCGACATACCCTTTTCAATCTTAAGAACGCCAATGCGAGGGCGAGTCTTATCTCCATCTGGATAAATCTCAATTTCAGTTTGCTCTGGATCAGCAATTTTTTCTTTTGAAACTTTTAACTTCGGCATATTATCTCCTATTTTGGCCAAACATATTCTAAATCATCTGGTTCTTCCCAGTTAAACTGAGAATAAAATTCTTTGTTTTTCTTTAATAGATTACTTCGATGAGATGAATGAAACACATCTAATCCAAGCCATTCAGGATAAGTGGAGGAATGTTCAATCTGACTTAAAAAGTCAAAAGTCTTCCATAAACAAGTATCTTTATATCCTCTACTAATCCACTCTTCACAAATTGCTATTTGATATAGCATCAAATAATCTTCATGACCTTTCCACATTTTTGTGGCAGGATGATTAGTCCACCCACCATTCTTAGAAAGACCAGCTAAAGTTTTCATAATCTGAAGAGTTTCAACTCTTTGCTTACCAAGCCGTTGTCTATCTAATGTCATTGCAGAAAGAGCAAAATCTTCTGAAGGCAAGAATGTTTGCATTATTCCTCGTTTACTATTTTATTTTCATAAAGTGAACTATAACAAGCTTGGGCTATCTCCCTCAATAAAGGAGCATAGCAATACTTCCACTCTGATACTTCTTTCGCAATGTAAATAGGTATTTCAATATTAATATTATCTTTATTAGTCATTATATCCCCAAAGCTTTCAAACGTGCTTGATCTGCAATATCTCCATTATAAAATTCTCCTTCAGGGTTATTCATTGCTTCCACAATTACCCTCGGAAGAATAACAGTGACTAGATCCTGCATCTCTTCTTCTGTAGGACTCTCTGCTGACATACTACCTCCTAAGTCCGGCAGGGTGGGATTGAACCCACCCTGTTATAAAATTATGTAAGTACGGTAGGGTGGAATTGAACCACCGTCTTGACTGTATAAGAATCAGGCCCTTACCATTGGACGACTACCGTCGGTTGCATGGGCATCATAGCATAGATTATTGTACTTGCTACACTACCACTGAGGAAATTTTAAAATCGACTGCCAGTCGGGGCCATACTTCGTAGCAAGGACATGATTCATCTCTATATTAGCCTCATGACAATATTGATCATGATTATCTTGAGATTGATGTTCAAAGTGTTCAATCTCAACATCTTGAATTAAATATGAATAATATCTTTGTAAATTAGCTCTATAGCAGTAATCTAATTCCACACCCCAACCATATGACATTCTAGAATCTAAAAGCCCCACTTTATCAAGAACATTACGATGAAAAATTGGAGCTATAAACTCTAGCCAATAAATATTGCGTATTGATTGATGTCCAACTCTATTCATAACTTTAACATGAGGAGAATTAACCATTGGAGAATATATACCTATTTTGTCATCAATAATATAGTTTAAGTTATCAAGATTATCTGCATTAAGTGATATATCATTATTGCATATCATAATATGATTATATGATGTCTTTAATGCATTTTTGATTGCTATATTAAAACTTTCAGTAAAAGAAGTTTTAAAAATAGAAGAGTTAATAACCTCATATGGATGCTCATTAATATTAGATATTAAATTTTTAGTATGATGATGAGATTTTTCGTGATCAAGAATTATTGTATATATCATATCTAGCCAATGTAATTTGAAGTTTGATGAAAGTGTCCAAGACCACTTGTCTTCTCTCCTATATGCTGCACAAGAGAGCGAGTTGAAGCAAATAATTTTACTTGATTATTTGAAATATTAATAAATGTTTTTAATGCCATATCATATGCTTCCAAACCTATATTATTCATTAAATGTTCCCCAAAATTTCTTGCCATTTCTATATCATATAACATAGCCTGAGTACCATAAAACGATTCCATAGGATATTCACATAGTTTTACCTCATCCTCATTTACAAGCGTCCATGTATAGCAAGAATATAATGCAATTGCATATTTAGTATTCAAAAAATTAATTTGATTTTTTAACAAATCAATGTGGTGCTTAAAATTTGAACTAAAAAAAACATCATCTTCTATTATCAAACATTCTTTAGAGTTTAAAAGAATAGTTGCATAATTAAATTGAGCATTTCTTTGAACATCATCTTTGGCATATGGACTAGATACTTCTATAACTTTAACATTTAAATGTGAAAGCTCAGCGCTATCGCCTTGATAAAAAATCTCTATATCAAAATCTGATGGAATTGATTCCAATGTTCTTTCTAAATAAGATGGACTTCTACTACAAGACATTATAGATATCGTACTCATAATTACACCTGAGTTGGATCATGTCCATCGCTAATATTTTTACCATGAAAACGATACTGCCAAAGAATCTCTGGAACACATTTAATTTTCTTTCCAGCATTCATTAATTTGATCCACATCTCATGATCTTCCAGTAATACTTCCGGGAACCCACCGACTTCTTCCCATACAGACTTCTTCATCAAAACAGTAGCCGGAATATAGTTATTCTCTCTGAGCCTCTCAGCATCAAAATAAGAATTAGGATTCCATCCATTTCTTGTCCCAGTTACTTCACACCAAGGATAAACCATATCAGCATCATCTGCTTGAGATAAAAGTGTTTCTATAAATTTTGGATATAAAAGATCATCATCTGCAAGTGATACAACCCATTCAGTTGTGACTTGAGAATATAACTTATTGGCTGTTTTGGCTGGGCCAAGACGTTCATAGTCAAGACCAATCAAATGAGACTTAGGTTGCCAAGTTTGACTACGAACTGATTCCATACATTCTGCTAACATACCTGAACGATGGGGTAATGATGGCGTACATACTGTAACATCTACTATAGTCATTATAATAACTCCCACTCTATAATATCATTTAAAAATATTTCAGGAACAATAGTAGACTGATTTTCATAATATTTTTGAAGATCGAGTATATCTTTATTTGAAAATTTTAACTCATTTAATAATTTATTATTAAGTCCAGAACTTTTAGCAGGAGTTCCCTTAACAAGTTGATAAGGCATAATATTTTTAACAACTGTTGAGTTCATACCTATCATAGATCCAATACCTATCTTAATTTTTTGATGAATTACTGCCGCCATTCCTACATTAGCTTTTTCTCCAATATAACAATGACCACCGATCATTGCTGAAGGAGCTAATCTACATTGATCAGCTAAATAAGCATCATGCCCTATGTGGCTCTTATTCATAATAAAACAATTAGATCCTATATATGTCTCTCTTATAGTGCCCTGATGAACTGTAGTATGTTCTCTGATAATGGTATTATCACCAATAACTATTCCATAGCCTTGATCTATTTCCCAGATATCATCACTAAATTTTGGCTTAAACATATCATCTATATGTTCAGATGTAGTGCCTATTACAGTATTAGGTCCTACCCAGCATTTTCTTCCAATTTTACATGGTCCAAGAATAACGGCATTAGGACCGATAATAGAGCCATATCCAATTTCTACAGATTTAGATATAACAGATGTTGGATGGATTGAAACATTATTCATATATCCTCTTTTTTCAAGAAATGATTAAATGTTTTTGCTATATATTCTATGTTTAAATTAGATATAGTAGATCCAATTGGCATAGATATACATAAATCAGATTGCACTAAAGCATTCGGTGTCTGTCTAAACGATCCAAAATTTTTTAACTCAAAATCATAATTAACTAAATAATCATAATATATACCAAGATGTATATTTTTCTTTTTTAAATTTTCAATCAATCTATCTCGTTTAATAGTTTTTGGTAATTGAATTGTATATTGATGAAAACAATGTTTAGTTTTTCCAACAATATATTTAATTTGATTATTCTTTATATCAAGATACTCTTGATATATATCAGCTTGATTATTTCTATTTTGAGTAATTTGATCTAATCTATCAAATTGAGATAATATAATAGTTGCGCTAAGATCAGTCATTCTTAAATTAGTTCCTATGCAAAGATTATTATTACAATTTTTGACTAATCCATTATTTTTATATAAATCAAAAAATTCAGTATCTTCATCATATATAATAATTCCACCTTCACAACCAGTAATATTTTTAGTTGCATAAAATGAAAAAATAGAAAAATCTACAAATCTTGATGATCCAACTGAACTACCATCTTTGTATCTAGATCCAATAGCTTGAGCATTATCTTCAACAATCCAAATTTTTTTATTATACTTTGAATTTTGAATAATCGATTTAATACTATTATCAGGTAATCCATATAAACTTGTAGTAACTATCAATCTTGTTTTATCTGTAATAAGATTGCCAAGCAAAGACCAATCTGGGAGATATGAATCATCTGTATCTATAAATACAGGGGTTGCTCCTGATCTAAGAATAGAATATGGAATTGACTTAAATGTGAGTGGAGAAAGAATAACCTCATCACCCGCTTCAATATCAAGATACTTTAATATAGATTCAAAAGCTGATGTAGCACTAGAATAAGCTGATGCACTATTCTTCTTGCATAAAGAAGCGAAAGCAGTCTCTAAGTCTTTAACTATCTCACCTTGTGCAAGATTTCCAGTCTTTAAGAGACGCTCAGCCCTAAATAAATCAAGGTCTGTAAGTTCTGGTTTGTTACAAGATAACATCGTGCTCATTAATGATTTTCTCAAATACTGAATCTTCAATTTTACTCAATAATTCACTAGTTGATAATCTTACTTCAGTAATTCTATCACCTCTACGAGCAGGAACGACAGCTCCATTTCTTCCATAAAGATCTTTGTAAACATCTAGCATATTTCTGATATCACCGGGGTCAATTGTATATCTTCCAGAATCTTGCATACCTGTGAATAAAGATAAAGCAAGCGCTTCTTTGATAGTTATAAAATAACGATTACAATTCATTACTAAATGATCTTCAACATTATATTCGCTATTCCAAATTTCAAATACATTGTCAGAAGATTCAACTACATTATAATAACGTGCGACGTTATGTCCTTTATTTAAAATTAAACGCTCAGCTATCAATTTACTAGCACCATAGACTGTTTCTGGATTACAAGATTTACAAGTACTAGATAGTACTATCTTAGTATTTAAAGATTTAGTAGCGTCAATAATAATTTGAGTTCCATAAATATTGATATCAATAGTAGAGTCGGGAGTTCTCTCTCCGCTAGGAGCGTGCTTATCAGCAGCAAAGTGGAAGATAAAATCTGGTTTTTTTTCTTTTATAATAGTTTTCATTGCAAAAGAATCAAATACATTGAAATATAAATGATCTACATTATCAGCGGTAGCTGCAATGTCAATATTGGTAAGACTACAATTAATATTATAATCTTTGATAAAAGAATTAAGCGCAGTGCCAAGACTACCCATTGATCCAGTTATAATGATTTTCTTACCCTCATAGAAAGAAGCAGATTCTTGGAAGAAATCTTCAAGATCATGCTCACTTCTACCGAGAATTTTCTCTAAGGCAGTTTCGGCAAAGTTCATACACCCATGATAGCAGAAAGCGACAGCTTTCGCTGTCGCTTTCCATAATGTCGGCTATTAAAATATATCAGCTAAGAAGTGAGTTCCAAGTCTGTGCACCAACAATTCCATCAACAGAAAGTCCATTATCAGACTGGAATCTGCGAACAGCATCATCAGTTTGAGGACCAAATACACCATCAGCAACAAGAGCATATCCCTTAGCATTCAAACAGCCCTGAGCAATTTTAACTGATCCACCAGTTGAACCCTGACGAAGAACGTCCTGACGAGCAGAAGCGACAGCATCAAGGAAAGCATTACCTTCACCATTAGGCTCAGGAGCAGTCTGAGAAGAAAGGAAAGCGAAAAGCTGATCAGTTGCCTCTTGAGTACGAGGACCCCAAACTCCATCAGCAGGGATCTGAAGATTCTGCTGCCAGACAACAACTGCAGCAGCAGTCTGCTGGCCATAGATACCATCCTGATTAACACCAACAAGGCGTTGAATTTCCTTCACCTTGTCACCTGTTGAGCCAACTGAATATACATCAGAGGGAGTAGATGGAGGTGTAGGAGTCACTACTGGAATATGCTCAACTGGAGCACCAACATTCTTCGAAATTTCATTAAGTAACTGATCAAAAGGATAATCTGGACCCGGATCGCTATGTCCACCCGGAACAAAAGCAAAAGAGATCTCACGATGAGAAGTAATGCCACTCCAATTACCTGCACGAAGATCATCGGCGGTAAGGAACTGTACTGGAATACCATAACGATCACAAAGTGCTGCACAAAGAGGAGCAACCTGATTGACAATCATTTCCTGACTATAACCATCTGCCCAACCTTCAAGAAACCCAATTCCCTGATCTGCATAGCCAGCCTGTTCAATACCAATGCCACAATTATTTGTACCATTATGAGCAGTATGCCAAGCAGTATCATCAGGTTGAACTGAACAAACTACTGAGTCATTATCACAGCAGTAATGAGCAGAAGCCTGTGGTGCATTACCACCGGCAAAATAACTTGCACAATTTTCTGCAGTTGTACTATATTCTCCAGCCTCCATGTCATGAATGACAATAAGGGTGGGATTCGTATTTCTACCTCTAGTATAATTTCTAGCAGGAATATACGGAATAGCATTTAAGTCCATGTAAATCTCCTTTGTAAGACAATCAATTATATCATCATATTCATAAAAAACCTCAGTGGAAGGGGTGGGATTCGAACCCACGGTGAGTTTCCCCACAACGGTTTTCAAGACCGACACATTCGTCCGCTCTGCCACCCTTCCTATGCTCCAACGGTAGGGCTCGAACCTACGACCCGCTGATTAACAGTCAACTGCTCTTCCTGCTGAGCTACGTTGGAATATTTTAATTAGATGATTTATACCCTCCGGGTACTTCACCAAATCCTATATGTCTAATCTTACAGGCAAAGCAGTTGCAATCACTATTATGATGACAATAACATTGACAACCATTAGTAATACATTCATTATGATTTTTATTTAAACATTTTACAGATTTAGCTTTATTCATTATTACTTACCAATAAGATTTGGATTATGTCTCAACTGAGCATAACCTTCAAAATTTCCTGAAGCGTTCAAGCCTTGCTGCATGGGAGTAGCAATGTGTTCCATAGGACTCCAATGCGGGGGATTGGCATTAGCAAGTTTATCAAATAATTGAATATCTTTTAACACATCACGCTTCTTATCATGTGTAAGATAAGACACTCTAGCACATCTAGCTACAGAGATCTTTATCTTATCTGAATCAGACATATTTTGTTCATTGATAGTGATGTATGGAAGATGATACTCTCCAGTAGTCAGAAAATTGGGGACAGAGTTTCGATACTCATCCCTCATCATTTCTGCAACAAACTTAATCTCAGGTTGAGCTAATTCACTACATCTCTGTTCAAAAAAATTATCCCAAGAAGTTGAAGTAACAATAACTTTATGCCACATAAAAGGTTCAAGAATACGATTAACGATCTGCTTATGAACTCCAAGTTTAGAAAGTTTAGAAGCAGTCTTCGCTGCATCGATAGCAGCATCTCTCCAAATCTTCTCAGCTTTCCTAGAATCCCTTGCCCCAAGATTCTCGTATGCTTGCATACCGGGTTGATTCTTTCCCCAACAAACAGGAATAGCAGGATCATCTAAGATACGTTCAATTTGAGTTGCTGAAGGAATAGCTCTTGATGAAGCAGAGTTTCTAGAGAATGTCCTATGTGTATTGAACTCTGGAAGAATGAACCTATGAAATTGAATTTCCATAGTAGTCAATCTATCAGATTTACCATTAACACTATCAGCAATTATATTTGCATAAATCATTTACTCACCCAAAATTATTATATCATGATCTAGTATTCTTTTTCAGAAGTCTAGAGCGTCTTTTGATCGGTCTTGAATTTTTAGTTCTTCTTTTTTTAGGGCGCTTTCTTATAAAATCTTCAGTAGCAGCCCATAAATTTTGTCCAGTTTCTTTCTGAAGCTTATGAAGTTGTTTATGACATCGGAAACATAGTGCTACAAGATCTGCATCTCTTTCGCCACCAAGTCTTTTATATGTTTTATGATGAAGCTGAATTCTATCTATAGAATTGCATTTTCTGCATTTTTTGGCGTGAGTCTCAAAATACCAAAAACGTCGTTTCCTCCACGCCTCAGATCTGATGTATTCACGATAATTCATACATATCTATAGTATCATTTCCATTCGCCAATGGGGATCTCAGATTCAACTTTTTTCCATAAATCTTTTGCTATTTTATATCTATCATCCATAAAAAGAACAACAACTTCTTGCTCAGCAGCATTTCTCATTTTATGAAAAAAATCAACAACAGCAGCATTGAGGTATGCTGCCTCCATATCAGTGAGTTCAAATGTATATCTTTTAAGTATCTGTATTTCTTTTTCCATAGTGGACGTTGAGGGACTCGAACCCCCGACCCTCTCGGTGTAAACGAGATGCTCTAACCAACTGAGCCAAACGTCCGGTTTACTGAAAATTATATCAGCATTCACTGATATCTTGGCGGAGAGATTCAATATCTTCCTTCAATCCAAGATACCTATCGCTGTTTGATTCACGATCACTCTCACCAAGTTCAAAGAATTGATTTTCTGGAATATCATTGATATCACAGACAATTTTATCTGATGGATCGCAGTCACATTCGATGCTCAAGAATCCTGCTCCAGCGAAATAGCTCATGGCATTAGTCATAAGAGTCTGATCCACACCAATCGGAGAAACATAGAGGCGATAGAATGTTTCCGGGATGCCATTGTGATCAACTGACAGCAAGATACAGATCTCATGCACACGCTGAGAATCATTGTCGAATTCCTCTGTGATGTTCGGAAGTTCTGTCATGAGGAAATCGTAGAAATCGTTATTCAAGGGAGGCTCCTGTGCCTGTCAAGCCGTGGCTCTCACGGACAGAGGTCACTCTACCATGCTTCCATCATCTTCGCTCAATTTTCTTTTGTGAACGACAAATAAGCGCAACACTGTGCGCCCTTTAAGGCTATAAGCCTTGTATATAAACTTTTAAAAGAACTGAAAAAAGATTCAATTTATTCTATTCTAAAATAAATTAGAATTAATTAATAAAATTCTCTATCTTCAGCTTATTTAAAGAATATTTATGTTTATAAAGTATATAAACATATAAGAAAAATAAATCTGGGATCACTAAAGAGGATTTTAAACACTGAGGGTGTAAAATCCTGATCATTGGCCTTAGATGTGATCACAGCAGACTTTTTTCTGTTGTAATAACGACTATACCACAGCATTTTCACCTTCGCGTCGTTATCTGCAGATTTTCTGAAAATTGCTTTTTACAAAAGGCTCAAGATCTGGCTTCATAACATTAACTTTGATAATATTTTAGTCTACCATCCATTATGGATGCATAATTATTAGGAGTTGTTATTAAAAATGAGCTCGATCCTCGATATTTTAAGTGTAATAGTAGTCCCGATCTCAGTAGCATTTATAACAACTGTAGGCGCAATATTTGCTAATCGATTTAGAAAAGAAAATACAGCGCAGCATCTTGAAGGTAAATCTATCAATGAAGAGAATCAATCACTTCTTCAGCATCTTAGCAACCAAGTTACCGGAATTGACGGCAAAGTGGATCGTCTAGACGAAAGACTTGATAATGTTCAGATCTGGCAGGTTGAACATGAGAAAACCCACCTTCTCAAAGAGGACTGATATCTGATATAATTGAGATATGAACTTGTCTCAGTTCTTCCGCGGGATGCTCATCGGAAGCAGAATCAATAACTTCCCATATCCAGAACGATATTGCACTTATTGTAATAAGAAGTGCGAACTTGTTGATGCTATCCATGTCAGAGAGAACCCTGAGATGTATAAGGCTCTCTATATTTGCCAGAATCCGAAATGTGATGCTTTCGATGATGAGGCAAGAGAAGCTTATGCTAAGGTATATTACTCCTCAGAAGCTGCCTATAATGGACTTGAGCTTCAAAGGATTTATTACGATAAAAAGAAGATCAGATAACGTCGATTATCACGTCCACCGTGGTATGATGTTTTCCCGGTCCCGAAATTATATATTTTAGTACCTTTGTTCGATTGTTGGAGTATGTTTTATTTATGTTAGGGTGTATATGAATGTTCCTCAGTTAATTGAGAAGAAATGTGACGAGATTAAAGAGTTGCTTGTCACGAAGAACCGTAAGTACGGCAACTCTGCTTTAAACCCCGTCCAGATCTTCCACAAGGGCGATACAGGCGATGCTTTGAAGGTTCGCATAGATGATAAGCTTTCTAGAGTATTGAACCAACAGGACGATGAGGACGAAGATGTTGTTGATGATTTAATTGGTTATCTTATTCTCTATAAGGTATATTTACATTGTAAGAAAAACGGGCTGGAGATATCGTAACTTTCCCGCTTTTTCTTTGATACACTTGTCAAATGCAAGATAGTTATGTGAAAGCTTTTGTTTGTGATTGTGAATGTGGTTGGACTATTGACCAACTTGAACCTGACCGTTGTTGGGGTTGCGGATCGATGGGCCCTCATACTATAATGACTACTTCTAGGTTGACACCGAAATATTTGAGACTTATCTCGGATTATTCGGAGCAGTTTCTTTTTTCAGAGATAAATAACGATAGGAATTGATATGAGTTGGGATGAATATATTGCTTGGCTTGATTTCGGTATTGAAAAGGGTTGGATTTCTGAACCTGTTTGTGTAACCCATGACGGATTGCCTATTACCGAAGAAGAAGCTAAAATGGAAGAGGATGATGCTGATTCTTTATGGGATTGGTGTGTACCCGGTGTTCGTCTTTATGGACATGAAAAAGTTTTTGACGATACTATGAATATCCCGGATAATCATCCGATACTTTAAGGAGATCAATTGATCAATATCGCTGTTATTAATCAGTCAACCGCTGTTTCTGATACAGAGGTTGCTGCTGCAGTACCAAATCTGAACATTCAGGTTCAACGTGATGTAGCCCCAATTTGGGGCATCAATGCACAGGTAACTTATGTACCTAAGGGACAAATTGCCCCCGCAAATTCTTGGCAAGTTATTATTCTCGATAATAGCGATCAAGCAGGAGCTTTAGGTTACCATGACCTCACCGCAAACGGATATCCAATATCAAAGGTATTCGCTGCAACCGATAAAAAGTATAATTTATCATGGACAGTAACAGCATCACACGAAATTTGCGAAATGCTTGTCGATCCCGACTGCGTTCTCGCAGCACAAACCGGAAATACCACATTTGTAGCCTTCGAAGTATGTGACCCATGTGAAGCCGACAAACTTGGATACTCAATTAATGGAACATTAGTCAGTGACTTTGTAACACCAGCATGGTTCCAACCAAAAGCACATAAGCCATATGACTTCTGCAACCATATCACAGCACCATTGACGCTTCTTCCCGGAGGATACGTCTCAATTTGGACACCAACCAAAGGTTGGACCCAAAAAACCGCTGAAACAACAGGACACACATCCCGTGCAGCCATGTCACAACGATGCGCCACCCGTGGTCAAGAATTAAAACTCTCCGACACACAAAAAGAAGCACAAATAAGCATCAACGAACTCGAAATATGATATACTAACAAACACGGAGGGCGAACACCCCTAGCAAACCCCCGTTCAACACGTTACCCATCACCAAATGATCACAGCATAAAAATGATGAGTAACAAAATAAAGATTAGTCTCACCTAATCTTCGGAAAAAGCCCAGAAATGGGCTTTTTTTGTGCAAAAAACCGGGAAAGGCCCACCAAAACCAACCAAACAGCTATGCTATACTAGAATAGACAAAGGAAACCCACCATGCCAGATAAACCCAACGACAGAGTAACCAAACTCATCAACAAACTAGCACCAATCTGGCAAACACGCCTAGGCTTAGACCACTGGGACATCCAACACACCTTCATAGACAACTACTTCGGAGACGACAACGGTCAAGACCACAAAGTCACTGCAACCACACACGCCCAATGGCAATACATGGACTCCAACATCAAATGGTACCTCCCATCAGCAGTACGACACGAAGAAGAAACCCTCGAAAAAATACTCGTACACGAACTCGTCCACGTCCTCCTCGCCCCCGAACAAACCCTAATCGACACAGAAATCATCCACTCCAGCTCCCACGGACAATACAACGAAACCCAAACCAACGCACTCGTAGAACGCAACTACGAACACATCGAACTCTCAACCGAAATGGTCACCAAAGCCCTCATCAACGCATGGCAAACCACCTGACCAAACCATGACAGAAACAAACTGGACATGGATACTCTTCGCAGCCGAAATATACGGCCTCACCGGAATGTACCTCATAGGTAGAAAACAATGGCAAGGCTGGCTCATCATCCTAACCCACTCAATCCCATGGTTCACCTACTCCATCATCTACCACAAACCCGGATTCATCGCCATGTCCCTAATGTGGTGGACCATGTACCTAAACAACATGATCAAATGGCGCAAACAAGACAAACTTTAACCCAAAAATAACCAAAAATTTAATACACGCGATTACAATGCTGCCCACTGCTGCAGAATAATGGATCATACCAAAAGTGGGGGGGTACAAGTGTTCGATGGTGAAGATGAACAATAGGTGAACAATCGCTCTAGGGTCTATCTATTCGGCAAGGATTCCCGTACGATGACTACGTAGTACGGAAGGCGGGAACGGCCCGCCTCCCTCACCCCGAAAGGTTCCACCATGAACTACCCACCCGCTAAGACCCGCCCGACTGTTTCACGTGAAACACTCACCGAGACTCAGTTCTGCGACATTCTTCAGAACCTTATCCATGGATGGTACGACGAAGATTCCATGGTGGACGTTCCTCACTTTCCCGGCCTTAGTTTGTCGTTTGAGCGTTGGGACCGTTCCTATCAGGGATCGATGGAAGAACCGCCAGAGATGCTCTACGACTTTAGCGCAAGGCTCATCACAGCAGATGGCGACATTATTGCTGAATGGGGCGGTACTGATGAGGAATGGCACGACGATGGCGAGCACATGGGCGAGGTTCTTGCCTTTCTTCAGGAGCAGTACCGAGACTAGCAACAGCGGGGCAGTTATCCACACCCTGTGGATAACTGCCTTGTCCTACCATCCACCAAACACTCTAACTTTACTACACAGGAGAAACTCACCCATGAACACCGAACGACGTACCATCAAAGTATCCTTCACCCGTGAGCAGTACCGTGCACTAGTCCGTGCCTCAGTCGTGGCCGAACATACCGCGCGAGACAATGGCGACATGGCAGAGGCACGCCTACAGCGTGCAGCACGTAGTCAATGGCACTACGGTTGGAACTCTCACGATGTCCTCCCTATGTACACCGATTGCGACGCCCTCGCATTCGAGGACTGACACAAGGGCAGTTATCCACACCCTGTGGATAACTGCCCTGTCCTACCATCCAACTTACCCCATAACTTTACTACACAGGAGAACACAATGATGCACACACTCGCAGTATTCGCCCTCGCAATTCCGCCCGGCCTCGCACTTGGGGCATACCTCGCAAGAAAGATCGTGAACCTCTGATGACTATCGAACACTTACTCCACAACGCTTGGGTGATCGTGAAGGTTGTCACCATCACCGGAACACTCGCCCTAGTCGCTGCAACATTCTGGAACATCGGACAACGAATCACCGGAGGGAAACGATGAGAACACGGACCCGAGTAGAGATCTGGACAGGACAGGACGGGATCACCTACCGAGAAAGCAGAGAGAGGAGGGGATCAGTCACCGTAATCCAACGGTGCAGGAATCACCCTAGCCCCCTTCCTCTTCTGAAGAAGATCACCACAGGAGCAGGGACCAAGATCGACATGTGCCCCGAATGCGACTACATCGCCATCGAGGCCGATACACTACCAGAATCTCAGGGGTGAGAGGAAAGTTGTCCACAGGCTCCGGCTTGTGGACAACTTATCCCCCTGTGGATAACCTTACCCACAGGACAAACGCCACTTATCCCCAGACCTGTGGATAACTTTCCCCCTCTTCTGTGGACAACCCTGTGGAGAACCTCGAGAATCCCCCGAGATCTGTGGACAAACTGTGGACAACGCGCGCGCCTGTGAACAAAGCTGGGGAAAACCTGTGGACAACCTGTGGAAAACCTTATCCACACCCCACTTATCCACAGGGTGTGGATAAACCTGTGGAAAACTCGCGCGCGCGGGCGTGCGCTGAGGCTTTTCCAGCACTGGCACGCCCGCGAGTTATCCACAGGCTGTGGATAAAAATTTAACCTAAAATTCACTTTCTGTTTACCTTGTGTTCATCTAAAGTTCATTTGGAATTCATTTGCTGTTCATCTAAAATTCATTTACATTTCATCTCCCGTTCATTTCCCGTTCACTTATTGTTCATCTAAAGTTCACTTGACAGGTTCACTTTGCGTTCATCTTCAGAGTCGAACGATTGTTCGATGAATAATTATGCGTTGTAATGTCTAGCCCCTAGATTGCGTTCTAAGCGATTCACCTACCCGAATGACCTACCTATAGGGAAAGGTTCTCGGAGAGCCTTAGAACGAAACGAAGAAATATTTCTATGGCTACTTTCCCCTTATTTCCCTTGGCATTTCCCCGATTCCTGAACCTACGGACCAAGAAATTGCCGTAGTTGTGTCTCACCCGTGTGCTAGTTTCGTGTACGTAGTACAGCGGCAGGGCCTACGGCGCACGAGCGTGACGGCCTCCCGCAAGCGGTCCTTGACAACGGAATAGGCGACTGGCTCAAGCGGGTGATATCCCGCTCACTTTCGCCATGCCTTTATTCATCCCAAACGAAAGGAGCCTCTAATGGCTCTCACAACTACCGACCGCGGCGACGTATTCGCCGGGGGAACAATTGCCCACGTTGGGCGGGAGAATCTGAGCGTGCAAGCGCGCGCGATTCTCAAAGCGTCGGAGCGTCTCTCGGAGTCGCTCTCTCCCATCTCCTCTATCGCCATCTACGAAAGCGGCGACGTAGTGGAGACGCTGTACCTCTCACAAACTTTCTCCAATGGCGAGACAGTCGTGAAGCACTACACGCTTACCAATGGCGTTCTGACTGCCGAACAATGGCGACGGGATGGCGGGGAATGGTTCGAATTCACTCTGACCCATCCAGTCAATTCGCTACTTTGGATAGCCGGACATGATGAGCGAGACGCTTGGGAACACCGGGGTTATCTGAACTGGCTTGACGAAATGGAACGGACCAACGGGTTCGATTCCTGAAACACTCGCCCGGCCCCCAATCGGGGGCCGGGCATCTTTCCCAACTAGCACAAGAAAGCGGGACACAGTGAACAACGTAGAACTAAACGACACTCATGCTATGCGCCTAGATGCTCTGATAATGAACCTCCTAGAGCAACAGCGTTACAGCGTCCAATGTTGGCAGGACAACTACCCCGGCCACGCTCTTCGGGACTTTGACGTTGCGAACCTTGAAGCCTTAGAGGTTCTGAGCAAGCAACTTCGAACGATCCGAAAGCAGATCGTCGCCAACAAGTAACACTCGCCCGGCCCCACTTGGGGCCGGGCATCTCTCACCCTTGAAAGGAGGTGCAACAATGGCGAAACAGTGCTTCTACTGCTCGGCCGATACCAGTTCAGACAAGGCGTCACTCTGTGACGCTTGTCTGGTAATCGAAGACGAGATCGGACTAATCGAACCAAATCCCTACGAGATCGAACCTGATCCGTATGGGCATGGTGAGGATTACTGGCCAGAATTCGGGGACTAGTCCGATGTCCTCCCGGCCTCTTCGGAGGCCGGGAGCCTCAACCTCAACTAGAGGGTTACCCTCAAGATGAACACTAGATGAACTCTTTATCCACAACCCCTGTGGAAAACTTGTTCACCTAAAGTTCATCTCCCGTTCACCCAAAATTCACCCAAAGTTCACTTTGGCGGGCGCGCGGCCAATGTCGTCCCTCCAATTGCGCGCCCGCCAGTTATCCACAGGCTGTGGACAAACATTTAACCTAAAATTCATTTAGAATTCACCTAAAGTTCACCTAAAGTTCATTGTAAATTCATTTGACAACTTATCCACAACCTTGTGGAAAACACTGTGGACAACTTTCTTACCTTCCGTTAACCTAATGTTCACTTGACAGGTTTTGCTGTATCTGTTCTAATACCTACATGACAAACGTCATGGCAGCTCAGCCGGTACCCACTCCGGCCACTCAGCAGGAACTCGCAGCGACCCTCGTTGCGAAACTCATTAGCGGCGGATTCGCCAAGATCACCGCCGAGGTGGACACTTTCACCTGCAACGGGATGCCTCAACCCGCAAACACTCTCACGATCCGTGCCGACGGATTCGTGATCGCTGAACTCAACATCCTCTCACCCGAGGTTGAGTCGTGTGTGTTCTGCACCCTCGGAGATGAGGAGCAGCACTGCTCGCCCAAGTGCCACCCGTACCTCGATTCCGGGTTCGTCCTTGAGGTGCATCGCCTCAACGCCGCCAAAGATCTCGAACACACCGAGATCGGCTGAACCAAAGGTTGAGGGTTTGTCCACAGGGTGTGGACAAACCCTCAACATGAACTTTAGATGAATTCTTTATCCACAACCTGTGGACAAACCTGTGGAAAACGCGGGCGCGCGCCAAGGCTTTTCCAATACTTGCGCGCCCGCAAATAATGCATCATACTATAAACACTTTTTAGTGCGCATAGTTATCGAACACTTCGATAACCAACTGCCTCAAAGAAATCTATTGACAACTGTCGCAAACTCTGATTAGATACACCTATGACAAAGAACAGCGTTACCTCATCAGCCCTGCCCGTCCTCACCGCCAAGAACATCATGCCGTCAGACTTTGCTGATCTTCTCCAGAACATAATCAACCTGCGTTGTTACGATGGCCTCACACGTATCGAACTCCCCCTATTCGATGAACTTGACATGATTGTCGATAAGAATGACCGATCATTCGATGGCGACATGATCGACTCCCCAGAAATGGCATTCGATTTCACTGCCCGCATCTACGATGGCGACACCGTACTCATCGAATTTGGCGGAACTCATGAAAGTTGGGACACCGATGGCGAAACATTCCTCGCTGATCTTCTCGCCTACATGATCGAACACAAAGCAGGGTGGTGATGAGAAGCCCGGCCCTTCGGGGCCGGGCTAACCCTCAACCACAGGTACAGCGTTTATCCACACCCTGTGGATAACGCGGCCGTGCGTGCAATGTCGTCCCTCCAATTGCACGGCCGCAAATTATGCATACATTATGCATAACTTTGAATACATATTCGTAACACAATTGTAACCTAATGTTTACCTAATGTTTACCAAAAAAACCTTCACAAACGCTTGGAAGTGTGCTCTAATACATACATGAACACAAACGAAACCCCAACACTTACCCAATGCATCAACCACTACATAATCGACGCTTTCATGCCGCCGATCTCAGTCGTCACGGAATCTCTAGCAGTCGAACTGGGACTCGGAAACATTCCCGGCGCAATCTGCATGGAATGCAACGAGAACCCCATCCTCATGAACCATGATGACAAAGGCCGGGGTATTGAATGGAACAAGACATACATAAACATAAAGACAGATGACTTCATCTGCTACGATTGCTCACTCATCCACCTACCCGAAACCAACCGGTGAAAGGCAACACAGTGAAGACCTACGACATTCCCCGCAAGTACTACCAAGAACTAATGAGCATCGGAATCGAGCTTGGAATCATAAAGAAGTGGACGAGGTGGATCACTAGAATCACTCTCACGGGTGACGAATACGATGCCCTCATCGATCTGGCAGACTTCGGCTCAATGGATCGAGTCATGAACGAATTCGAGATCGGACGATTTGCATCGGCAACAGCCCTATGGCACGTCCTCAACGACAAAGGCAGACCCTGAAACACTCAAGCCCCGCGACTTATCCACAACCTGTGGATAAGTCGCGGGCGTGCTGCCAAACTCCTTTCAAAATGGCACGTCCGCGACTTTATGCATAGATTATGCATAAAGTTGAATACGTATTCTTTCCCTAGCACACCCATCGAGCCGACGCAAGTCAATCCGGTGTGACATCTGACCATCGAAAAAGCCCAAAGAAACTTGCCGTATGACTTGTGCTCAGCCTTCAGGTATGCAATACTTTCCTCATCGGCAAGGGAACAAGCCCAAGCCGCAAAGTAAAGGAATCCCAATGACTGACGAGTTTGTTTCTCCCGCAGAGTTCGCACGTTCACCCCGAGGCCGAAAGACCGAATGGAACGAAGAACTCATCGCAACCCTGAAGAAAGTTTCGGAAGGCAAGGGCGTTGTCCTCAAGACCTCCGTGGGTGAAGTCGCCCATGACGAGCGTCCCGCAGTCTCCGCCATGATCCGCAAGCACTGGCGACGTGATCGGACTGACGAAGTTTCGATCTCCTTCAGCCTCTCCGGCATCCCGCAGGTGGAAGTCAAGAAGGTCAAGGGCAAGCGGTAAGCCCCAAGTCTGCCCGTCCCTGATCCGCCTCAGGGACGGGCAACCAAACCCCCCGGACGAACGCCCGGTGTCGCCAGTCGATGCCGGGCGTTCGTCTGCTTGCTTCACCGCAGACGAACGCCCGCCGCTGTCAAGTGAATTTTAGGTGAACTTTTAGTGAATTTTTCATTTTGATTTGCGTGAGCTCGAGCCGTGTGCTACGTCGAATTTCGGCCGTACCATACCGGGCCGGCCCTGTCAAATCGAGTCTGCCGACGATGTGACACATTTCACACCCTCTCAATTAGGTATGGGGTAGGAATTTTAAGTAGTGTTCTCTTTAGCGGTTGGGACTGGCCCAGCTGCTCAACTTAGGAAAGTGAGTCACAATGACTGACGAATTTGTTTCACCGGAAGAATTCGCTCGATCCCCACGGGGCCGCAAGACCGAATGGAATGAGGATCTCATTTCTACTCTCAAGAAAGTCACACTCGCAAAGGGTGCCGTCCTCGGTTCTTCGATCGGTGAGGTTGCCCATGAGGATCGGCCAGCAGTCTCGGCCATGATCCGAAAGCACTGGCGTCGGGATCGCACCGACGACATTTCGATTTCCTACTCCCTGACCGGGGTTCCTCAAGTGGAGGTGAAGAAGAGCAAGAGCAAGCGCTAGAGCGCAACTGAGCGCCCTTAGGGCCCAACTGAGAAGCACCGGGGAGTCTTGGTCGATAAGCCCCGGTGCTTCTTGGCGTCCTCGGCCGGGCGTTCCACTCAACTGCAAAAACAGTGGAACGCCCGCAAATATTGATATAAACATTTAACTAAATGTTAATATAAATGTAATAGCAAACATATAGGCAAACACTTTGCTAAACATTTCAATTCCCTACCACACTCCCCGACCCCCGCGCAAGTCGAGAACGTGTGACATATGACCACCTCCAGAATGGCCTTTGGAGTGGCGCAGACCTTTGCCTTTCTGATACGGTTCTCTTATCGAGTTAGGGAATGGCCCTACCGATGACCAAGGAGATTCATCATGACTGATGAGTTTGTTTCCCCGACAGAGTTCGCGCGTTCACCGCGCGGACGCAAGACAGAGTGGAA